GTTGAGAGCGTCTAATGGGCCTGTTTTATAGAAAAAGGTGGTTGAAGTAGGGTCATAAGTACCCGTCCCCGTTATTTTTCGGGGAATCTGGGGATCTCCGACCCTACCAAACGCCGCGGGCGGTGTGTTATCATGCCGGGGCGCACCTTAGGCGGCATCTCAGGACGCCGTGTCGCCGTGGGAACGTAATCGCCCCGACTGAGCGGGGCGTGCACACCGGTTTTCCGGACAGTCCGATTCTGGCCCGCCAGAATCGGGCAGGTTCGCAGGGCGGACGGATCTCTGCTTAGAGCCTAAGAATCTGAGCACCTTTGTGGGGGCTTTCGCCCCCACGCCCCCAACCGGGGACCGCCGGGTCCCCGGACCCCCGGGTCATCGCGAAAACGCGATGACGGATGACGGAGGAGGATCACCGTCGAGGTTTTTGGTAGGGTCCAAGCATCTTTTGCTGCGCCCTTGCCGTTTAGCTTAAAGGCGGGCGTGCGCGCGTGGGCGCGAGACTAGTGGGGTGCAACGTGGGTGTCAATAGCAATTGGGTCATGGTTGTGTCACAAATTGTTCAGTAGTCTCCGTGTCTGTTCAGTGGGACAGATCCAACGGGTGAATCCTATTGCGTTCTTTCTTGTGGTGGGTCATAACTGACCCAGGTGGCGAAGGGGATCTCACTCCAGATCGTCATGCGACAACTTCGTGGCGCGGAGTACCAAGAGGACGGCGCCAAGTTTCGCGGGATGATCATCAAATCGTGGCTGAAAAGCTTCGAGCATTCGCCGTGGGCGGGTATTTCCAGCCCCACGGATTATTACACCGTCACGGGCCGGGCCGTCGCCGCCATCTTGGCGCGCCCCACAGTGGCGGTTCACGTGGCGATGCTACCGGAGATCGGCCCCGACGAGCTCGGTGCCTTTGTCGTCGCCGAGACCGCACCCACCTATCCCATCGTCCACTACGCGTATACGACCAACGCGTGGAGGCAGCATGGCATCGCCGGCAAGCTTCTCGCCCATTGCGTGGGGGGCTCGCCCACGTTTGCCTACACGTTCAAGACAAATAAAACTCGGCATCTCTTGCGGCACCACAGGACGCGGTTTGAGCGCCGCTATGCCGTCGAGCCCCGAAGCCGCTGGCAATACTTTGACACCCCACGGAGGCCCCATGTCGGGCAGCACGCGCCGCAAGTTGAAAGGATTGGCTAATCGCTATGGATACAGACACGGACACGTCATCGACGCCTACAAAAAAATCCGCCGCACCGTCGGCGCCCAAGAGGCCCTCGCCGCCGCCGCCGCTGCCGTCGCAACCTATTCGCGGCTCTGCGATGACATCGCCGCCAGAGGCCGTGAGCGTCGACAAGGCCTATCTGATCAGCCGTCGGGGCTTGCCGGACTCGATGCTTGCGTCGAGCGGCAACACCGCGCTCCAGATCGTGGCTGACGGCCGATTTTTGGCCGTCCACCGCCGGAGCGCCCAGGGCGCGATCACGACGTGGCTTGTGCCCATGAGTAACGTCGAGGGGATGCTCATCAAGTGAGCGTCCGCCTGTACGCGTGCCGTGTTTGTGAGGTGGAGCTTGGCTCCGACACGTCATGCGACGTTTGCGGCACCTTCAAGGACATGATCGTCGTCATGGGCGATTTGCCCGCGCCTCGCGCCCCATCCAAGGCCGAGCTCGCCATCATGCCGCCCGATCTACTGCCCAAGCAATCGGCGCTCACGATGGCGCTCTTGAACGACCTCGAGGCGCAACGCAAGTCGCCCGACGGGTGGAGCGCCGGCGATTGCCGGACGCTACTCGCCACGGGCCAGACGCTCGCGAAGCTTCTCGACGCCTACCGCAAGGTCGAGGCCGATAAGACCCGCCAAGCCGCGGGCCTGAGCGTCGATGAGCAAACCGACCTATTCTTGACCGAGTTTTTCGCCAAACTGGCCCCCGACAAGCGGGCCGAGATCGTGGCCGCGGTGACCGCGATGGAGGGCACGGGCCCGGGCGGCGAGCCGCATTGAACCTCGGCGACGCGCGACTGCCCGGTTCGTTTTGGCGAAAGGTGCGTCTCGGCGTCGGCGGGTGTTGGCTGTGGATCGGGCTCACCGAGAAGGGTTACGGCCGCTATAATTTCTCGGCCGGAGGCGGCGAGTTTATGCGCTGGCAAGCCCACCGCTTAAGCTATGCCGCCGCAAACCAGGTCATGTTCCAGCACGGCCATTCGTGGCAAGTCGATCACAAATGCAAAGTCACCAATTGCGTTAACCCGGCGCACCTCCAGTTACTCACGGATCGCGAGCATTCGGTCAAGGATCGCATCCACGACATCTGCCCGCAAGGCCACGACAAGCGCCAGACGGGCCGTCGCGCCTCGGGTAAATGCGTCAAATGCGAAAACACTAAGCACCTCAGGCGGGCTTACGGATGAGCGCAAACGCCGCCCTCATGCCCGCTTATTGGGCCGAGCTCAAGAGCCGCGGCACGACGGATCGCGTCGGGCAATTTCGCGAGGGCGTTCGCAAGCTCGCGCTCGGATGCTTTGAGAAGCAAGCAAACGTCTTGCGTGACCCGCGCAAGTTCAAGAGCGTTCGCTGCCCCCGTGGTGCCGGCAAATCATGGGTTGCCATCACGTATGCGCTGCAAAAGATGGCGTCCCAGAACGCCGCGCGCGTGTTCTACATTTGCATGACGAAGCCGCAGCTCGAGCTCATCGTGTGGATCCTCCTCAAGGAACTTGACGAGCAATATCAGCTGAACCTGCAGTTCAATGAGACCTACAAGCGCGTCATCGCGCCCAACGGCTCGCGCATGTTTTTGCAGGGGATGGATTCCAAAAACGAGCTCAAGAAATTGCGCGGTTCGTTCTACGATCGGGTGGTCATCGATGAGGCCAAGGATTACTCACCGCTCATCTTAAAAGAGCTCCTGAAAATCATCCGACCACGCCTCGCGGATCGTAACGGTGACATCTTGCTCATCGGCACCCCGGGCAACGTTTGCGCAGGGATTTTCTTCGATGCGACGACCGTCGCGACAAAGGGCGTCGTCCCGTACGGTACGCCGCACACGGGCCCCTATCGATGGTCGTTCCACAATTGGACGTTGCAGGACAACATCCACGTTCCGCACAACTGGGCCGCGGCGCTCGAGTACAAAGCGGCGCACGGCCTGGCGGACGACGACCCCGAATGGATGACGGAATATCTCGGCGAATGGTGCCCCGACGCCGACCTCATGGTTTACAAATTCAGCGAGGAGCGCGACGCGTGGGAACCGACGGGCGTGGGCGAAAACGAACACGGCCTATCGCTCGCCCACGACTGGCAATATGTGCTCGGATGCGACTTCGGTTGGGAAGATCACTTCGCCATTTGCGTCGTCGCATGGTCGGAGTCATCGCCCGCGCTCTATCAAGTCTGGGACTACAAAGCGAGGCATTCGACCGTGTCGGACATGGCGCGCGAAATCACTGCCGCGGGCGATATGTTTGGCGACTTCACCGCGATGGTTTGCGACACGGGAAACTTCGGCAAGCACCTCATGGAAACGCTAAACGGCGACCATGGATTCTATTTCGAGCCCGCCGAGAAAAAGGAAAAGCGCGACTTCATTACGCTCTTGAACAGCGACCTCGCGCACGGGCTTCTGAAAATCCGCAAGGGCTCCAACTGCATCGACGACATGGAGATCTTGCAATGGGCCGACGAGCACAAACGCCGCGAGAATTACGGCACGCCCAACGATAACAGCGACGCGCTTTTGTACACGTGGCGCTTTTGCCAGCACCACAACTATCGCAAGCCCGCCGATGCGCCCGAGGAGGGCACACCCGAATACGCGCGGCAACAGCGATCGAAAACCATGGATGCCTATCGCAAGCGATTGCGCGATGCGGAGGATCCATTTGCAGAGGACGGAGACCCCTGGGATGACTAGCCGTTATTCAGCCAAAGAAATTGATGCGCTTCTCGAGGTGCTCGAGCGCCACAACGTGCGCTTCTGCAAGATGGGCGAGCTCGAGGTTCACATGGAGAAGCCCGTCACCAAAGAAGAGCTCGAGGATATTTATCAAACTGGCGACCGCAATTTCAGGCGGATCGAAAACACCCTCTCGCCGAATTACGGTGGGTTTGCGAGAAGTGATGACAAGCAATGAACACACCGCCATCCCGTCGCTCTTGGGAAAAACATTGGTTCGAGGAGCCGCCCGAGCGTTTGCACCGGGTGCTTTTTGATCACGTCGAGCGCATCGAGCAAGATCAAGCCTACGTCGCCCGCTATCACGAGTATTACTCCGAGGTTTACTCGGGGCGCGAGACGCATCGATGGGCCTCACCCGGCGCGCATTTCGATCCGCGGCGCGTCTCCGTCAACGACAACCTAGTCAAACAGCTAATTGACTCGGCTCAGAGCATCGTCGCGCGCGACTTGCCGCGCGTCAAAGTCTTGAGCTCCGGCGGGTCGTTTAGCGATCAACGCAAAGCGCGGGGCCTGACGAAATTTCTCGACGGCGAGATGGAACATAAAAAGGTCCGCCGCATCACCCCGGAGGCGTTTCGCTCGATGGGCATCGTCGGCACGGGCGGCGTCAAGGTATTCGGCCGCCACGGCCGTCTTTGCGTCGAGCGCGTCAACATGGATGACGTGGTCGTTAAAGAGGATGACTGCATCGCCGGATCGTCGCCGCGCGAGATTCACCATCGCGTGGTGATGGATGTCCGCGCCGCGTGCCGCAAGTTTCCCGAGCACACCGACGCAATTCTCTCGAGCATGAATCGTCGCAGCTACGGTGCCGGGTGGCGCATTCCGCATGACAAGGTCGTGATGATTGAGTCGTATCGCTTGCGTGACGACCCGCAAGAGTCGGGCGTTTACGCGCTCGTGTGCGAGCAAGAGACCCTAGATCACGCCGCTTGGGACCACGATTGGATTCCGTTCGAGTTTCAGCGATGGGAAACGCCGCTGAACAACGGCTGGTATGGGGCGGGCATCGCGGAGGAAACGGTCGATCTTCAGATCCTAGTCAACCACCTAAACAAAAAAGTTCGCATGGGGCACGATCTAATCGTCAACCCGTCGGTTTACGTCGAGGTCGGATCGCGAACGCTCGCCGAGCAATGGACAAACCGCATCGGCGGCTTTCGGTTCTTTCGTGGACAACAGCCGTTTATTCACACGCCGACGGCATTCGGGCCCGAGACCTACAATTACATTGAGCGGCTCCGGCAGCTTGGCCAAGAGCGTCTCGGCATCTCGCGCATGACCTCGCAGGGCTTTGTGCCGCCGGGCGTGCAATCGGGCGCCGCGGTGCGCGAATACCGCGCCGTCGAGTCGGGGCGGTGGGCCGAGAAATCGGCCGCGAATGACGACTTCTTTAAGCGCATCGCGTTGCTCATGATCCGGGCGACAAAGGAGCTCGTCTCCGAGGGCCACACGCCGATGACGAAAGCCCGGCTGGCGCGCAACTTAGTGCAGGAGATCCCGTGGGCCGACGTCGACCTTGACGAGGACCGCTTTGTGTTGACGGTCGAGACCTCGAGTCTTTTTGCGCTCTCGCCCTCGGCCCGGATGGAAAAGGTGCAGGAATGGCGCGCCGCCGGCCACATCGACAAAGAGGAGTTTCTCGCGCTGTCGGGCAATCCCGACCTTGAGCGATGGAGCTCACGCGCCCAAGCGCCCCATGAGCTCACGGAGATGGTCGTCGAGCAATTGGAGAATCTCGAGCAATTAGTGCCGGAGCCGCACTGGCCGTTGCAGCTTTTGCAAAAGAACGTGGCCGAGGCTTACATGCGGGCGCAATTGACGAGGGATTTCCCCGAGGAGATTGCCGACAATTACGATCGGTTCCTGTCTCTCGTGAACCATCAGATCAAGAAATTGACGGCGCCACCGCCGTCGGCAAACCCCGCGATGGGTGCCCCGCCACCGCCGGAGCAATTCGCCCAGCAACAGGATCCGGCCGCCGGGCTCGCCGCCGTTATGGGCGGGGCATCGGGGCCCATGGCGCAAGGATAGGAACACATGGCTGACTTTGAACCACTAAGCATCCCAGAGGCCCAGGGGCTCCGGGCAACCATCGCCGCGGAGTTTGGCGAGGCCCCCGCATCCGAGCCCGCCACGGGCCAGTCAGGGGCCGGAGCGGCCGAGCGGGCCGCCATCGCCATGATCCCGGCCGACCAACGGGGGCCCGACCCCGCCCGGGCCGTGGCTGACGCCGCCGCCGATGTGGGAGATCGGGTGGCCGAGGACATGTCATCCGATGCCGAAGCCACGACCATCGCCGCGGTTCTGAGCTCGGATGACATAATCCGCAAGGCCAAGGAGCGGGCGCAGAAACGGTCAAAACTTGAGGCCGAGCGCGAGGAATTCGAGCGCCAAAAAGCCGAGTTTGCCGAGCAATACAAGGGCGCCACCGACGCCCGGGCGCTCTTGGCGCGGCTTCTCGACGACCCCGAGCAATTCGCCGACGACGCTGGGCTCACCCGCGAAAAGACGCAAGAGCTCGCCTCGCGGCTTTGGCTCAAAGCGATGGGCGACGATGCCCCCGAGGATTACAAGCGGCAGGTCGCGCAGAAAAAAGCCGAGAAGGCCCCGGAGCTCGTCGACAAAAAACTCGCCGATTGGCAACGCAAACAAGAGGTGTCACTGTGGGTTGCCAGGACTGACGCGGCCCTCGCGCACGCGAAAGCTAGTGGTGAAATTCCTCACGTCGCCATACGTTACGAGGCCGACCCGCAGGGAACTCTTGACGACCTGTGCCTGTTAGCTGCTAAACTACGCAATACAGATACCCCTCCGCAAGATGTGATAAGCATGCTTGAGGAGTCGCTCGCGGAATACGTGGGGCAATTCGACCCCGTCAGACATAAGCCGCAAACCGGCAAAATAGCCACGGCGCCCGACGCCCAGCAAACGCCCCCGAAAACGGCCCGGCGGAGTTTATCCAACTTGGATCAATCCACCTCAATGCCACGACGGGAAACGAGCAAGATGTCACGCGCCGAGCTTCGGCAGTCATTGATTGAAACGCTCCGTCCCGCTTTTGAATAGGGAGCTTTTGCCATGACCGCTGTTAACTATGATTCTCGAGCCTCCGGCAATCCGATTTTGAATTCACTCAAGCGCGTATACGTGAGCCGCCCGCCCGAGCTCACGTGGAAACAAAAACACGCGCTTCTCGATCATCTGCCCAAGATGAAAGCCTTCGAGGGCGAGCCGGGCTACTGGATCTGGAATATCGATTACGACCACGCCGCCGTGTCGCAAAACTTTGCACAGGCGCTGGCGAACAGGCGCCCCGGATCAACGATTAAATTCGGCACCGACGCCGCGGACATCTATTCGGTGGCGCAGTTCGATGCGAAAACGCTCCGGCGCGCCCGCTCCAACGTCGGCGCCTTCGCCGACACCCTCGAGTCCGCCTATACAAACCACATGAGCGCCGTCATTAAGCGGCTCGCATGGGGCATCTATCGCAACGACAATGGCTATCTCGCAACACTGTCATCCGTCACGGCGGGCAGCAGTTACGTCACCTTGACCAATCGCCGCGATGTGTATGCGTTTAGCGTGGGCGCGATGCTGGAGTTTGACGACACCGCGACGGGCGCCTCGCCCAAGGCGGAAACGGGCGCCGACAACTTTACGATTACAAAGATCGACGCCGTCAACGGCCGCTTGTACCTGACGGGCATCGATGGAGCGACCAACATCGCCGCGAGCGACTACGTTTTTATCCTTGGCGATTCCAAGACCAATCAAGCATCGTTCCTCGGCCTCGAAAGCTATTTCCCGGCCACGGTATCATCGGGCGAGAGCTTCTCGTCGACCGCGGTCGACCGTTCCGCGATGCGCACCCGCCTTGCGGGCCACTACCTCGACGGCACCTCGATGGCGCTTGACGATGCAATCCAAGAGATGCTTCACGAGATCAGCTACACGTCCAACGGCGCGTGCACGGGCATCTATATGGCGCCCGCCAACATGAATGTGCTGGCCCGCCTCTGCGACGCTCAGGTCGTGCGCGACCCGCTCGGCAAGGGTGGCATCGGCTACTCGGGCTTCGAGTTTGCCTCGGGTGTGCAGGGCAACGTGACGGTCTACGGTGATCCCGCTTGCCAGTCCACGGATGTGTGGTGCCTCGACACTAATTCAATGGCGCTCGGCCATTTGACTGACGACCTCTGCGAGATCGTCACCGACGGCAACGATCGCCTTGATCGCGTGTACAACGCCGACAGCGTCGAAGCCCGCTTCCGATCGTGGTGCAACCTTGCTGTTTTCGCACCCGGAAACAACGGCCACATTCTAGTCAACGCGCCGGCTTAATAACCACAGGGAATGGGGGCGGGATAACTCGCCCTCACCCCTCTCTCAAAGGAAATGCGACATGGCACTCCAAAAGAAAACAAGGGCAGGCGGCGGGCCGGTACGGTCGAACCTTCTCGACACTTACATGGTTTACCTCCGCGCCGAGACCAATAACATCTCGGCGCCCGATGGCGATGACTCGTCGATCAAGGGCACGTGGGGATATACCTCGACGGGCATCATTACGTTTACCGTCAACGCCGCGCAGAAGTTTCGCCGCGTGATTCACGCGACGTGCACGAGCGAGGAAACCGATCTGAACACCCGCATCGTGTTCGTATCTTATACGCGATCCACGGGCGTCTTGATCTTTCACTTGCAAACGCAGGACGGCGTCTCGGCGCTTTATGCCCTCGGCGACACGACTGACAAGACTATGTCGATCGCGTTAACCGTCACTGATAACCCGGTCCATGGAACCTAAGATGGGCATCCCAATGGAAGCGATGAAGATCGCGCTTAAAAAGATCGAGACGGTGCCGGCCGACAAGGTGAGCATCTCGAGCGATCCGACGGATATGTCGGAGGAGCAAGAGCAAGAGCTCGTCGACATTTATCGCGAGATGGAGTCGGCCGGCGATACCAAGGCCAAGGCCAAGGCGCTGGAGAATTTCGTCAAGCTCGTGATGATGTGCGGGGGCGAGGAGTAACATGCTTCGCACATGGACGTTGCTACAACTTCGGACGCGCGCACGGCGATGGGCGGACATCGAAAACGACACGCACATCACCGACGCCGAGGTGGACACCTATGTGCTCGATGCTATCTCAAGCATTTGGCCGAAGGTGCTCAAGCTAAACCCCGACACGTATCGTCGCGAGGAGACGCTTACGGGTGCAGGGTCGGCAACGTTTTCGCTCGCATCGGACTATCACTCGACCCTCGGGGTCGATCGCGTCAACTCAAGCGGCGCCATTTTGTGGCGTCTCGAGAGAATACAAACCCAAGATCGTCACCGCTTCTCAAGCGCGGGCAGTGGTGACGCTCGCGGCTTCGAGCCGCTATACAATAGCAGCGCCCCGGCGACTTCACAGCTTAGGCTCAAGCCGACGCCGTCGACGGGCGCCACATACCGGCACACCTATCTAGTATCTGCCCCGGTGCTGTCGGCCGACGACAGCACCATCGTTTTGCCGGGCATCGCGGGCAAGATTGCCACGATGGATGCGGCGGTGCAGTGTATGGTCAAACAGCAAACCGACGCCCGCACGCTCATCCAACTCCTGGGCGCCGCGACGAACGAACTAAACGAGCTCGCCGAAGCCGCGATGGCGGGCGAGCCCGGGGGCATCGTCGACATTTACGGGGGCGACTGTGGGGACGCCTCTGACTTCGGGGTGACGCAAGCATGACGGCAAACGCGATAGTCTCGACGGCCGAGACCTCGCAGCTTCGCGACGACCTTGTCGGGATTCGCCGGATTCCGTTTATGTCGGGTTCCGAGATGACCGTGGACGTGCAGGGGCGGGCGGTGCTCAAGCTCGCCCACGGGCTCAAGCGGCCCGTGCGCGGGGTCCTGGGCCTCGAAGAGCCCGTCGGCATTGTGCAGGGGCAATACGACAAGAGCACCCATGTTTGGGTGGGTAGCGCGGCGCCATGGATCTGCATCGCCGACATTACGACGACGCAAGATGTCACGACGGTCACCATCCCGGATCGCGACGGGGACACGGAGCGGGAATATGCGTTTGATATACTTTGGGCGACCGAAACCGGGACCACCGTTGCGCTGGATTTGCGGCCCAACGGTGTGACGTCGAACGTGCAAACGGCGCAGCTCTTGATCGACGACGCGGTCGCGACCGCGCAAGAAAACGCATCGTTCCGAATTTCAAACGTCGCCGGAGCCGCCGGCAACTGGTCACGCATTCGCGGGACGTTCAGCGCCAAAACGGGGACGCCGAGATATATCCAGTGGGTGCACTCCCATCACGATGGTACGGACACGCGGCACGCAGCGGGCACGACACGGTGGAGTGACACGACAACAAGGGTCACGTCGCTGGCGTTCACGTCGAGCTCGGCGAGCGACATAAAAGACGGATCAACGTTTCGTGTGTGGCGCCGGGGACTCGGCCGCAAAACCCTAACCCTGTGGGTGTACTGATGTCACTAGGCACAAGCATGGGGCTTACGCTCCCAACACAAGGCACAACGGTTGTATGGGGCACGGCGCTTAACGTCATATTGCAGGCGATCATCGATCGTCTCGAGGCGAAAAACACACCTGCCGGCATGACGATCTCGGCCGATCTAAGCTTCGATTCAAACGATGCGACAAACGTCGGCGCCGTGCGGCTCTACGCTCAGTCGGCGACAAAATTGGCATCGGGTGATGAGCAAACCTTGTATGCATACAACGGCGAGCTTTACTTCACCGACAATGGTTTGACGACGGTGCAAATCACGAGCGCCGGAGTGCTCAACGCGGGCGCCGTCGGCGGCATCGTGGGGTCCGGGTATGGCACAAATAGTGTTGAGGTGCGATGGGATTCCGGCGGCGACGCCGGCGGAGAATATGAATTCAAACTGGGCTCCGCATCCACCGATTTCGCGGCGTGCCGCGCGCTCGCCTATCGCATAAGCTCGGGCATCTATTATCTAGGTCACAAGGTTGACGCCCTTGGCGCGACATACAACATCACGTGGCCCGCCGCCGCTGCCGCCGGGCTCGTCTATTCAGACTCGAGCGGCAATATTGACTTTGTCACAACGGTGACGCCGGCGCTTACGCTCACCAACTCGCCGATCGTGCCCGCGGTGCGCTTCTCCGCAAATCAAGTCAAGACAATCAGCATGGCGACGGCGGCGTTGCACCAAAGCCGCGAGCACACGCAATTGGTTACCACATACGGTGAGTTTGACGCCACGGGATCGATCAAGTTCACCGCGCCATCGTCGACGGATTATGAGTATGCGCTCATCCCCATCAACCTACTCGTGGGGGAACGCATCAAGGGATATTCGCTTTATGCGTGGGGCTCCGGGACGACGGGCATTTCGTCGCGGATCTATCGTTTGACCTCGGGCCTACTCAAGGAGGAAATCGGTACCGTCAAGTCAACGGCGTTCCTCTCGACGGCACAAACGTTGACGGACACATTCGCGGTGCCGGTCACTGTGGCGCTCGGCACCTCCTATCACGTGATCGTGTATGTGTCGGCGATGGGCTCCGGAAGCTGCTACGCGATAAGTTTGGCCGTTTCCTACGACAGGACGACATAGGAAATGCGATTCGATTCCAAGTCGGTGGCGATACACGGCGGGATAGATTCCGCAAGTGATCCGCGCCGCGTGGGTGAGCCTTATGTGGTGGACCTTGTCGACGGGGTATTCACGGCAGCGCCGGGCGTGCGTCGCCGCTTCGGCCACGACCCCGTGCCCACGTTTGACTCCAGCGGGGACGCGATCACGGTCGGTGCGGGGCTTATGACGCGCAATGATGAGCTTTGTATGCTCGACGACGATCGACTGTACACATACGACGACAAGCGCAATCGATGGATCGACCGCGCGCGGTGCGCATCGGTGCGCATCGGTGAGGAAAAGATCGCCCATGAGGTCGCCAATCAAACGGAGCCCGTCGTGTGCACCCACAACGATACGACTGTGGTGGCGTGGCTCGACAGTCGCGACTCGATCATTCACTACTCGGTGATCAATGCAAGCACGGGGGCGGTGTACACCCAGGACACCGCCATCACGGGCGCAGACCATCCCCGGTTGTGCGTCGCTGGCAACATGATCCACTTGTACTATTACAAGGCGTCGGGGACGTCCCTGAACGTCAAGCCGATATTCTCGGGCGACCCACTCGTGACGGGATCACCGGACGTGCAACTTGCCACCGATGTCGGCGCCGCAACGGCGTGGAATGTGACGACAGGCTACGATGGGCGCGTTGGGCTTGTCGTTTATCGCACGAGCGGATTCTACTTAAAAGCGTTCTATGTCACTGCGAAAGGGCAGGTCGCCCCGGCGGCGGGGGCGACGGAGGATACCTATCCGGGGCTCACGACCCTAGCGGATCTCAACTCGGCGGGCACGTCGGGTTATATGGCGCAGTCGCTACACGTCGCCACGACGGCGACGCATATGTGGGCGGTGTTCAATCACTCGTCAATCACGCCGCTGATCGTCGCCGCGATCCATATTACCCGGGCCACGGCGAATCAACTGAGCGACATCGTCGACTGGTACGGGAATGAAGCGGCAACCTATGGGCTTTCCATTGTGCCCGATCCCGACAACGTTGATGTTGCTTACGTGGCCGGCGCAACGGCGAGCGACACCGTGCTCTATGACGTGGACGCCGGCGCACAAAGCATTACGTCAACACAAACCCTCATGGATGCTACTGTGCAGAGTGCCGGGATCTGGTACGAGGGCAACGCCTATTTTGTCATTGCCCACAACTCGGTGCTCCAATCAACAAACTTTCTCGTAGATCAAGACGCCGTTATCATCGGCGCGTTTGGGCGCTCAGTGGCAAGCCCGGCGACGACGGTCGGCGGCTCGGTATATTTACAGCCCGGGCGCATCACGCCCGTAAACGGGTCGGCGACGAAATTCCGTTGGGTGGAAGTCTACCGCGAGCGATTCAAGACCGGCGCGTCGGCCGCCGACGACTACCGCGACGATTTCTACGATCAAAAGAGCCTAAAGCTCGTGACGCTCGATTTCGGCGCGGGCGGCAGATACCGGTCAATCACGGTGGGCGGCGCCGCTTACCTCGCCGGCGGCGGGCAGCTTTGGCATTACGACGGATTCAACTGTGTGGAGTCGGGATTTCATCTCTATCCCGAGGCCAGCGAGATCACCGACTACGACGACACGGGCGGCTCGATGACGGCCGGCACATACAATTACCGTGTTTACTATGAATGGCACAACGCGCGCGGCGAGCGATTTAGGTCAGCGTCGCAAACATACACGGCGGTGGTGGCGGGCGCGAATACCGAAATGAACCTTACGATCCCGACGCTTACGTTCACCAATAAAACGGACGTTTCGATCGTTATCTATCGCACCGAGGCCGACGCCGACATCGTCGGAGGTGCGGTGTTCTATCGCGTGTCGGATGCCGACCCGTCAACGGCCGGCGCGGCGAACGGATATTGCGCCAACACTAAGAGTGCCGCGACGATCACGTTTGTGGATCAAATGCCAGACTCGGCGCTTGTGAGTCGCGAATATGACTACATGTCGACGGGCGCGTTTGCCAATATCGCGCCACCGCCGGCATCCATCGTCGCCGAGGGCAACGGACGGGTGTGGCTCGCGGGTTTTGAGGACGGGAATCAAATCTGGCCGTCTAAGCTTCGCGGCAATGGCGAGCCGGTCGAATTTAGTGACGAGCTCGCGTTTATGGTGCCCGACGAGGGCGGCCCCATTACCGCGCTTATGCCGCATCGCAATTTGCTGCTCGTGTTTAAGCGCGACGTGATTCTCGCCATCCCCGGGCAGGGGCCCGACGACACGGGCGGCGGTGGTTTTTTCGGCGAGCCGCAGGTCATCTCGCGCGACGTGGGCACAATCAATCAACTTGGCGTCGTGCAAACACCAGTCGGGGTATTTTTCCAAAGCGACAAGGGGCTCCGGCTTCTCGATGCCGGATTAACTCTCGCGCGCGATCGCGAGGGCTTGCCCATCGGCGAAAAGGCCCAGCGATGGAAGGCCGCCGACATCAGGGGCGCCGTGGTTGTCGCCGATCAAAACCAGGTGCGCTTCACGACGACGGGTAGCAGACAACTCGTGTTCGACTATGCCCAAAACGCGTGGTCGACGTTCTCAAACACCCATGGAATCGCGGCGATCATGTGGGATCAACGGTTTGTGTTTCTCCGTGCCGACGGCCAGGCGTGGATCGAAAACCCCGACAGCTACAACGATGGCGGTTATTCGTACCCTCTGCGCATCTTGGGCGCGTGGCACAAGCCCGACGGCGCGGGCGCGCAGCGTCTCTGCCGCTTCAAGGCGCTGCACATTCTCGGCGATTATCACAGTGCCCATAAGCTCGTGTGCCGCTTCCGCTACTCGTATCACGAGGAATATGACGAGCTCACGTTTGACCCCGCGGGCATCGTCGCCACGGACAAGTACGGATATACGGGCGCCTATGGGGCCTTGCCCGTAGTGTACGGGGGCGCCGGATCGTCATCGTATCAGGTGACGTTCCACCCACCGCAACAGCGCGCCAAGGCGTTGCAGTGGGAACTCTATGACATACCCACGACGGAGGCCGATCGTGGGTATGAGGTGATCGACTTGACGATCGAGGCCGGCATGGATCAGCACGCAAAGAAACTGCCGGCATCGCAAAAAGCATAAGGGGCAATCATGGGTGGATCAGAAGCATTTTCCGGAGCGGCGGCGGGGGCGACGGCAGGATCGGCGCTCGGGCCGTGGGGCGCTGCCGCGGGCGGGCTCATCGGTGGCGCGCTGGGGCTTTTTGGCGGCGGCGGCGAGTCCGACGAGGAACGTCGGATGCGGCTCATGCGCGAGGCCGAGAAGTATACGCAACTTGATCAGTTCGGGATGCTCAACGCGCCAGAGTCGCGGGCAACGGGCCGGGGTGCCCTCACTGGGCAACAGGCGCTCATCGCCGACATGATGGCGCGCGCCCAGGGCAACGGGCCGAGTATCGCCGCCGACGCCGCGATGCGGGCCGGGCAGCGCTCGATGGCGCAGCAAGCGGCGCTCGCCGCATCGGCACGGCCGGGGCAAGGCGCGATGGCGCAACGTATCGCCGCCCAGCAAATGGCCAATCAGGGCGGCTCGATTGTCGGCCAGTCGGCGCAAGCGGTGATGCAGGAGCGGCAAGCCGCCCAACAAATGGCGATGCAAGCCCAGCAACAAATGTATCAAAACGCCCTCGGGTCACAGCAACAGAACTACGCAAGCGACCTCGGCAACATGCAACGCCGCAACGAATTTTACGGGGGCCTCGACGGCAAACCCGTCGCACAAAGCGGGTGGGAGCAAATGCTCGGCGGTGTGCAAGCCCTCGGCCCCATGATCGGGCAACTCAAGGGAGGCAAATAAGGTGCTGGCCCAGGGCCCCTACGGGATGCAATTCGACCCGGTCACGGGTCAGCCGGTATTCCCGGACGCGGCCCCCGCCGACCCGTTCGCCCTCGACGGGCAAGGCCCCGCCATGCCGGCGATGCCCCCGGGGATGGCGGAGTATCTGGGCCAAACGCAAGCGGCCCCGCCGATGTCGGCGACCCCGTATGTGCCCCCGACGCCCGCCCCCGTGGCGCCCGTCGCCCCCGGGGC